TGTTGTTAGGCTTTCAATCTCTGTCGAGTGGTTCGGTTGAACATCTAATCTTACCCAAACAAAGTTATTATCAATCTCTTGGCATTCGTAAATATAACCGTGAGTATAGTCGCCAGTTTCACCAACATATTGATAAACTTCGCCTTTATACTTCTCACTTGCTGTCGGTATTGTTTCAGACTTTACAATTACAGGTGTTTGGTCAATCCAAACATAATCGCCTTGTCTGTCTGTTCTCTTGGCTAAAATCTGCCCAGCTTCTCCATTTTGAGGTAATGTGTCATAAGCTGTCCCACCTGAATAATTAGCCATAGCAGAGCTTATTCTGTCTGATTTTTCTTCAAAGTCTTTTCTAAGCGTTTCTAATTCATCTTTATCGGCTTTTGTATCAATTTCAGATTGTAATAAAATGCCTTGCTCTTCTATTTTATTTAAGGCTGTATTCATACCATCAACAGCCACATTTTGAGTATTGCTTATTTCTCCTGCAAGGTTAAGAATAGCATTTTCAGCACCGTCTAATCTTTGAGAATTATTCGTTTCTAAAGCCTGAATACCTAAAGCTGTTTCATTTAATCTTTGTTGCTGTTGGTCAATATAAACCTGATTGTCTGTAATTTCTTTTTGAGTTTGTGCGATAAAGTTTTGATTTTTCTCTAATTGCTCAGCAGTTTGATTTATAATCATCACATCTTGAGGATTTACCAAAGCCATTTGACGAACTGCCTCATTTAATCTATCCACATCTTGCGGATTTATCACCGTCATTTGTTGTGGCTGTAATTGTACAGGTTGCATATATCTTGGTTGTTCTACAATCTCTTCAAGCTCAACAAAACCCTCAACAGGCTTTGATAATCTAAATGAGTTTTTACCTGTTCTTATATAAGGGATTTCAGCTCCGTCTTTAACCAATCTAAATTTCTTCGGTGCGTTAAAATCTAAAGTTATATTGCGTTTACCATTTATTTCTATCTGCATATTTCACCTCTTGTTAGATAATAACACAATCTTAAAATTTTGCAAATTATAAGGCATATTTACCTGTTTCTATCGCTCTTTTGTTTCTTTCTGCTCTTTTTGGTACTTGTCTTGCATATTTAGAATCCATAAGTTCGTGAGCTGCCTGTTTATAAAAGCCTGTGGATAAATATTTCAAAAACTTCTTAAATTGCAAAAGTGAGTTAATTCCTAAATTAAAAACTAAATCAATTAAAACATATTGCCTGTCATCACTTAAATTCTTCCACCAAGGGAGATTTCTGTTAAGTGTTTCAATAGCTCTGTCTATATCGTGTCTGAGTAAATAAAAAACCTGTTCTTTTGTGATTGATTTTTCTCGGCAATCGTGTCCGATAAACTCTAACTCTTCTTTAGTCAATGGACAATCATCTAAATTGCGACCAACACCGATTGTTAATTTGTTGGCTGAACATCTATAAGGTTTTTGCTTAAATCCTTCGTTATAACAAAGTCTTTGTATAATTTCTTGTTGTCCGAGCATTTTACCCCTCTTTCATATATACTTTATGAAAAATAAAGCTATCTGTCAAATACAAAAAAAATCAAGAGGCAAAGTAGTAAACCTCTTGACTTCTTTTATTACATAGGTTAATATGTGTGTAATACCAAACATTATTATATTAGGTTAATTCTTCAGGATTGTCAAGTATAATCGTAAAATGTGTGAAAAAGTAGTAGCACTTCCTATAAAAGTTTTGGTGTACTGAAAAGAATTTCGAGCTTAAATGCAAGCTATGTATTCGTTTGCGTGGATATATAGTGTAAGTGGGTAATACCGACCGCCGTACTCTGTTCTGAATGCTTTACAGGGCGACCGAGAGCTGTTTTCAAAAGAAACTAAGAACAACGCAAAGTCTAAGCAACTGGGGACTTCATCCTAATTGTGATAAAAAAAAGACAGAATCCTTGATAAGGGTTACTGTCTTCACTCAAGAGAGCTTAAACCTATTGTGATGTTATTTATCTAGGTCAATTCCTGTATTATCTTTGATTTTATTTAAGGTAAATGTTGTTAGTATCTTAAAGACTTTATTACCAGTGGCACGATAAAAGTTCTCTAATACTGAATAAAGCTCAATTCCGCAAATAATAGTTGCCCCGAACTTTGCTAATCCACAATCCATAAATGTTATTATTTCAGCATCTAATCCGTGTAAAAGAATAACACTTGTCGAGTACATTATTACTTTGATAATGGTTTTTTGCATTTTGTGAGATTCTAAGTGTATACCCTCTTTTAATGAGGCATACATTCCTGAAAGCATATCTACTAATACAAATATTAGCATCCAAAGCAAAACGACTCCGACGGGCTCAAAAAAGCTCGCCAGAGCCATTATTAAATAAGACCATATTCTATCTATGTCTAAATATTTCATTTTCTTTTTCCGCCCTTTTTGCAAGCCATTTTAATCACCCCCTTATGCAGGTATAAAGTAAAATGTATCAGCATCAGGTGTTGAGGGCAAACTTGCAACAACCTGAAATTTGTTTGAAAGTCCATCTAATTGAGATTTATTAATAGCATCATTACTATTAACACCATCAGCCATATTTGTTATTCTCTGGCCGCCCATATTAAAGTTTCCGATTGGCATAATTTGTCCGTCTTTTGTCAGGCAGTTTTCAAAAGATTCTTTAATATCAGCAATAAAGATATTATCAAAACGACTAGCTAGAATTTTAATTCCATTATCTCTGTCAGCTTGTGCCGAAAAATCACTTGTCCAATTTCCGTTTCCGTCAAACATTAGTTATTCTCCTTTATAATCAGCCATTCTTTTTGCAAACACAGCAGAAATTGATGGCACTGTTCTGTTTATATTGCGGTTTATATTTTTTGCAATTTTACTATCAGATATTCCTTGAAGTATACGATTTGCAGTAGCTCTATCAGACATTCCATATAAAGCCTTTTCAGCTCCTCCAATTGTAGAACCAACAGCAGAGCCAACACTTTCAATAACCTCTCTCCAAAATGGCAGGTTTTCTCCGTAGGTTTCCTTATTTACTACCCTATCCAAACTATTTGCTCTTGAATATTCTTTATTTATTGAATTACTTGCTTTTTTCAAAAGTCCAATTTCTTCATTTTTTAACCCTTTTTTAAGAATACTTAAATTATTAGAAACTGATTTTGCATAATTGTTTTCAGAATTTATTAAACTATCTTGCATTTTTTCATTTACACCAGATAACCACGCTCTTCTTTCCATCTCATTTTTAAATTTAGGAGCTTGTGCATTTTTGCTTGCACTTTTTCCTAAATCATAAGCATTTTTTATTCCCATAACTTCTGAGTATTTATTATCTATTGTCTTATAGCCTTCATCTGTTTTAAGAACATTATCAATTGCAGTTCTCAGTTTTCCTAAAGCTGGTAATTGTCTTCTCTTACTTCCTTTGGAAGCGGCGTCAATCATATCGTCAATAGCCATTCTCATTTGATGTGTATGTTCAACAGTTCCTAATGCTGAATTTGTTTCACGATTTGCACTATTTATTGCATCTTCTATTGCATCTTTTTGAACTTGAGTATATTTTCCATAATCTTTAAATATTTTTTGAATATTAACAGGATTAGAAGAATTTTGACTTGCATAATTACCATATTCTTGCTTTGCAAGCCCAACCATTTCTTCAATATTAGGTCTTTCTCCAATTACATCATCGACAATATTATTCATTTTAAGATTTATGTTATCTTTAACAGCAGGCATTTCACTTGCAAGCCTATCACTTATTTCTTCACTTGCCATTGCACCTCTTTTTAATGCTTTTGTGCTTTCTTTATCCATAAAAGCATCTTGTAAATTTTTGGTTTTTCCTTCGGCGTTTAATGCCGGAATAAGTCTTTGCAAACCCCTTCCCGCTAAACCTAAAATACCGGCAGCTCCTGCACCAGTAACAGAACCACCATATATATTTTGTGGCAATTCCTCTAGTTTATCACTTGAAGTTGCTCCATAAATACCACCCTCAATAGCTCCTTTTCCTATCATCGAAGGTATTGTTTTAGCTCCTTTCATTATTAAATTTCCAGCACCTTTCGCAACGCCGCCAGTTTCAGCAAGAAAACGAGCAACATCATTTACACCCCCAAGTCCTGCAGATTCTGCATTTTGTGCAATTTCTTTATCTAGGTTAGCAAGATACCCACCTGTTTTTCTATCTAACCAATCAGTAGCACCTAAAGAAGCACCACTTACTACTCTTCCAACACCGCTTGCTAATCCTTCAAGAGTTCCAGTGATAGCACCCATAGGAACAGATTGATAATTCAGACCTTCACGCATTTTTTCAGCGTCCAATCTTGCTTGTTCTCTTTGTTCTGATGTCATTGGTCTTATTTGAGGAGTGTTTACATTAACAGATTCAGGAAATTTCTCAGCAATAATTCCCTTTATCTGCTCTCTTGGCATATCATCAGGAAATTTAACTAATCTTCCGTCTGGCACTCTTACAGTAGGCATTTATTTCTCCTATAAATTTGTATAATCAATAACTTCTTCTTGTGGCTGTGAAGAATAACTTTGTATTTTACGTCTTTTACTTTCTATTTCTCTTTGTTTATTTCTAATGAAAGACTGTAAAGCATCGTGTTTTATGTCAGGGTGTGCCGTTGGGTCACCAAGAGTTTTTTGTAGTTGTTCTCTATCTTTTTCTGTAAATGCAGAACCGAACGTTTGTCTTAACAAAGGAAGTAAATTTTGATTTACTCTTGTTTCATATCCTTTTGCCGCAACATCGCCTTGAGTTGACCTTCCAAATAATTCTGTCTGTGCTTTATTGATAGCTCTTCCCGTTGCTGTATATGTTGCTTTATTTGCTAAATCGTGAAGTTCTGTTACCATTTCTTGTAATGCTGGCAAATTTGCTTCTAGGTTTCTTAACTGCTCTTCATCTTCAGCAAGATTTTTTCCTGTGGTTTCAGTATATTTATTATATCCTTTTTCTCCTAAACCAGCAACAGCAGGGTTTTGGCCGCTAAACACCATATTAGCCGCTTGCTCTGGTGTGTAGCCTTGGCTTACTAAATACTCAATGTTTTTAATTGAACCAGTGCCACCGCCTTCTTGTGCTAATTGCTGTCTTTTCAAAGCCAGCATTTCTTGTTGATAAGGCGTTAATTGATTGCGTGAGGCTTCTTTCATTCTTTCTAAAGCAAGAGCATCATCTTGTCTTTGCTTATATTGTACCAACCCTAAAGCTGTGTTTGGGTCTGTTTCAGCAATGGTATTTACACCGCCTTCCCAATCTCCCCCTTGGATTTGAGATAAACCACTTGCTAAACCCTCATTACGTCTTTTTTGTAAAAAAGCATTAGCAAGTTTGTCAACACCACTTGCTAAACCTGCACCTGCATTTGTGTTATATGCCATTACCATTATTTATTCTCCGTTGCTTTTCTATAATTAACAGCTAAATATCCGTTTTTCTCTCCAACTGCCTCAGGATTCTTCTTTTCTACTTCCTGAGCAAGCAAGAATAATTGAGGGGTTGTGTCTAATCCCGTTTCTTCTTTATAATTACCAACATAAACCTTTAACCCATTGTCCAGCTTACCAACAGGTTTAAGATTTTCTTTTAATCTTTTATCAGATGCCAATAATGCCGCCGCCCCGATTGAAGCACCAGCTGACAATAAATTATTCAAAGCATTTTGTTGAGTATTATAATTGTATTGTTGAGCTTCATAAGAACGGTCATAAGCTCCATTACTTCCGCCCATTCCCTGCAAGTGATAAATATCTCTATTACTTGTTAAAGCATTTACATTGCCAATCTGTCCGCTTGTATATCCTTGACCTGCAAATATAGCTTGATTTGCCAAATCACTCAAAGCACCAAGCTGTTTATTCTGAATATCGCCCATAACTTCATTATACTGTTTTGTTCCAGTCTGAATACCACGATTGATTAAAGCCTCGTCAGCATTTCTTAATTGACGGTCATAGTTTTCGTTTAATAACCGAGTAGCACGATTATAATATGCCTGTTCTTCTCTTTGAGGGTCTAAAGTAACGTTTTGTAAACCCTCTTTTGCTAAGGCATTACGCAATTTATCAATTTCGCTTGATTTATATACTTTTTTTGATGAAAATAAGCCAGTTGGTACGACTTCAACGCTTCCTAAATCAGATTCAACACCTTGTTCTTGACTTAACATTGAAGCTAAAGCGTTGTATTTCGGTGAACCACTACCACCAAGCAAACCGAGCCCGCTTGTTGGAAATACAGAACCTACACTTTTCAAAAATCCCATTAGTTTTCTCCTTATATCGCATACAAAGAGTTCCACTACTGGCAATTTGTATACTTTTATTGTATCAGTTTTTTATTGTTTGTCAAATATGCCCATTACAGTCTTTAATAATTAGTCCTGTTGAATATAATATAAACTCGTTTCTTACACGACCATAATATCCAACGCTTATATAATTTCCCACTTTAGATGTTACTGAGCCTCTTGTTGTGTGAACATTAATCTCATCACTCCAAAAGCTCTCGTCCCAAATAGCAGTGTCCCAATATGTATTTATGCCTGAATCCTCACGATGTACAAAGATTCTGTTTCTGCCTTGTCCAAAGTCGCTAATTACCTTTTTGTAAATAGTTTCATTTGAAGCAGAATAATAATGCGGAACAACTCTCATTAATTGTTTTTTTAATGGTGTCCCAAAGTTATTATAGGCTTTTTGAATACAGAAAGTTATATTGGCAGTATTATCTGTTGTGCCTGTATCAGCTTGCCAAATACCTTTACCATTACAGAAATATAAATTATCTCCGGCAACAGCCCAACCATTAGCATCCATTCCAACAAATCTACACCAAGCATTTGTGTTTAAATTGCATACGTGCTGTTCATAGTTATAAATACCTGTATCACTAGGAACATTCACAATCAACCAGTTTGTTGATGGTCTGTAATGTATTTCCCACCGCTTAGAAAAATCTCGTCCTCTTGTAATGCCATCTATTTTTTGGCTCAGCATTGCTCTGTTTGCTCTCAAATCACTTAATACACTTGAAAGCGGAAAATATCCTCTTTGCGTGATGATAATTAAGTCACCGCCTAATTGAGCCCAGCATCTTTTACCGACTGGCTTTGTTATTGAGAAAGTACCTATCATTCTCCAATCGTCAGACTCAGGAGATGTACCTGAATAAATTAAAACCTCTCCCTCTGTCGAGATTAGAACTAACAGGTCATCTGCACCATTACCGGCATCTTGTGTCCAGTTTGCTATTGAAAGCAGTTTTCCACCTTTTTTGAAATAAGAACCCATATCAAAAGCTGTTAATTGTCCTGATATACTCTGAACTCCTGAATATGCAATCTGCCAATCGCCTGAAATAAAATATAAACGATTCTTAAAGGCAAGAGGACAATCTAAGTTAGGAAAGCCTGTTAATGTATAACCTACATCTACCAAACTCGTTGTATAATTTTGAGGAATATCACTACCATTTGCTAGAATAGTATGCACAACACCTGCACCGTCTGTGAAGTCTGCATAAGTCCAATAATCATTGCTAAAACCGCCTTTAGTCGATTCAACCGTCCAATCTTCATCATAAACAGTTAATTCAGCTAAGTGTGTGGCTATTATCTTTTGAGTATTACCCCTCAATACAGGTATCAATTCAGATGTTGGATTTGTGTTAATATTTACAAACCCTTTCCGAACTCTATCCCCATCAACATCAGGAATTATATTATCCATTTGAAAAGCATATTGAGGTTGCATATTGTCCAAAGCATCTGCAACATTCAAACCGCCATAGCTAGATGTCAAATTACCTATCATAAATGCTCCAATCCTCAGGTGTTGTTTTATTTGCAAAGCCTTTTTCAAACATATTGTATTGAACGTTAGCCCCGTCATTATTCATTTCTAAAGTTAAGAACTTCTGATATTCAGATTCACGTCTATCAACTTCAGGCAAGCCTAAATTTACCGCTCTCAATGCAATAGCTTTTAAGATTAACAACTCATCATTAAGTAAAAAAGTATCATCATTTTGTGTAAATACTTGTTTATTTCCTTCCTGCCCTTTAACAGCATAATCCGATAGATATGTATAATAAATATGTTGGTCAGGAGATATAGGATAGGTAAATTTAATATTACCGCCCATAATTCTGAATCTGATAGTTGTTTGAGATAAATCGCCCATCATAAATTTATCAAGCTCAGAATCGTTATTTGCAAACGGTATATAACATTTATCAGTTATGTTATAAAGTCTATATGTTGCAATTCTGCTAAAATCCTCAGGCAAAGGATATTCTTGCAATCCGTTTTCTGTGATAAATGAAGTGTCTTTTGTTAATGCGCTCCAATTATGTTCACGAATAATTAACGGCACAGCTTGAGAGATATAGCCAAGCCATTCTCTTGAGTTATCTTCATCTGCGAACAGGTTAGCAATAGCAGGGTCGCCTGTTCTGTAACAACATTGTTTGGCTATATCTAATATATTCATAGTTCTGCTCCGCAAAATCTACAACTTTTTTCTTCTTTTGAGTGAATCCACCCACATTTAGGGCATTTGATGAACTCTTTATTTCCTTTTTTAATTATAATACCACGAATTTCACGTTTTTCAACTTTTTCAATTTTCTTTTTCGGTGTGTCTGTAAATTTATTTGTCATATCTAATCTCCGATAGGAAAATAGGCGAGGCGGTTAAACCTCGCCTTTACTCTAGTTATTACGCAGCTACAACCAGTACGCCCAAGTCACGACGAGAACGAACTGAGAAGTTACACATTGCTGTAATCGGCCAAGCATATTTTTCTTGTCCGAATAATTTTTCCATTTTACCAACTTTGAACATTTGGTCTTTGTGGAAGTTAAATACAATCGCACGAGTATTCAACATATACATACGATTTGCAGGACAACTTTCATCAAAGATAACTTCTGCACCGTGGAATTTCAAAGCTTCAAAACCAGCATCAGCCAATTTAGAGTTTGTGAAACGTTGTTGCGGTGTTAAAGCACTCTCAAACAATGAGTACAAAGCAGGTGTTGTAACGATAATATCTGGTGAAGATTTACCACGAGTACAATCACGATACAATTCAGCCATAGACTGTAACAATACAGAAGCTGTCGGATTAGCGGCAACGTTCTTGTATTTATTAGCCCACAACGGATAAGTGGTTGTTGAAATACCGCCAACAGTACCAGTACCATCATCAGTAATCAATTTCGGTAAACCATCAATAGAATCAGCATCAGAAGTGTTAAACAATGCTTCACCAATTTTATTTACCATTGTTTCTTCAGCGTTCAAAACAATGTTTTCGACCAATTTGTGCTTACGGTATTTAGAATCAGCCGCCATATCAATTTCAGCACCATACAGAACAGCGTTACCATAGCAATATTTCCAATCAAAAATAGCTTGGTTCAATACATCTACGGCATCAGTGCCAACTGTTTCATTGTAAGCAACGAATCCGACATTTGAATTTTCTTTGATAGAAATATCTTCTTCGATTTGTTTACCACCAGAACGGGTTTCAATAGAACCCATTTTAACATTACCCTCGCCAACAAGTCCGAGTTTACCGAACTTCTTGAAGAAATAAAGTAATGCGTTGTTGTTTGTTACGTTATCATAAACATCTTCTGACCAAGCGTTTAAGGTAGTCGTAACAACGTTTAATAAGCTTTCAGCTCCAGCCATTTGTTTTCTCCTTAATATTCACCGACTTCGTCATTTAAGACACTTCGCCAGTCTTTTACTTGTGTTGATTTGTTACTTGGTGTTGAAGGTCTTACTCCAATGGCAGACTTTGCTTTTTCTACTTCTTTCGCTTTTGCTAATTTTTGAGCTTCTGCACTTACTGCTTGTTCACGATATTCAGGATTGCTCCATACTACCATATCATACAATTCTTGTAAGCTCTTATTCGGATAAACAGAATATAATTTATCCATTTGGTCAATAAATCCGTCTGACGTCAATAACGGATGCATTAACTCACCATTCTCATTTTTAGCATCTTTGAAAGAAAGTAAATCAGCTTCAAGTTTCTGCTGTTTTTGTCTTTCTTCAACTTCTTTTAGTATTTCAGCTCTCAATGCCTCTTGGCTTTTTTGTGCCTTAAGTTCTTGATTTTGCGTACCATTCAAATAAGAATCAAGTTTTTCTCTTGTAATCCCATTATTATTACAATAGTTTAACAAAAACTTAACAGGGTCTTTTGTAGCCATAATATCGGCTTCGTGTAATGCTCTCATATATGCGGGAACATTACCATAATGAGATAAAATGCTCGCTCTTAATTCCGGATTGAGATTCCTCTCAAATTCCCTGTAATTATTTGTAAAACTACGCTCATCATCTAATTGATGGCGTTGTGTCGCTAAATCTTGGAACTTCTTTTGATAACCTGTCTCATAGTTTTTCAGTTTATCAAAAATCGCTCTTTTGCCTTTAGCATCTTGAATACTATTTATAAAGTCTTTAACATCAGGTTCCCAATTTTCAGGAATAGAAATTTCTTCTACTACTGGTTCAGGTTCTTGAGTCTCAACTGTTGGCTCTTCTTGAGTGTCATTTACGACTTGCTCTATATCTTCCATTTTTTTTCCTTTTCGCTTGGCTCAGTTTACTATTAGGTCGTTTGCCATCACCTATTCAATCGAGGCAACATCACCACTTATATTTGTGTTAATGTCAACCCCTGTTGAAATCTCTTGCTCTTTCAGATAAATTTGAGCTTGCAATTCAGCATCTTTTCTATCAGCTTCCTGTTGTCTGATTGCTACTTCTTGCTCTTTTATCTTTAATTCGCCTTGTTTATAGTCAATATCAGATTGAATCTTTAACAACTCAGGATTCGGCTGTTGTGGCTGTTGTGCCTCTTCCTCAGCCTCTTTATATGCCTGTTCAATAGCTTCTTCTAATTGATTACCAACTGCCGAACTAACCTTAACAGAACTCAAATTCATCTTAATCAAAGGAATAAATCCCTTTAATGTAGCAGGGGATAAACTATCGGCATATTGTACCATTGATAAGTAAAGATTTGTTAAGTCTTTTATTGCCGCATTTTGTTGTTCTAGGTCATCAAAGGCGGTCGCTACTGTTTCAATATCTACCGTATAGTTTCTTAACTTGTCATTTCTCATAATATACATTAAATCACCCCAAGTCGGCTCTTCAAGTATACTTATCTCATCAGTGGTTAATTCAATACCTTGTTGTTGCTTTAAGATTAACGTTTGCTTTGTTTCAGCAGTCGGCAAATATGTACAAGTCATTTCTGATAATGTTTCTTCATCATAGTGCTCTGCAATAATCTCAGCTATAATCTTATATAAATTCTTTCTGAAGTTTTGAACTTTCTTCTGACGTGTTTGGAATCTTAAGCTACCAAATAAACCTTTAATCTTTTGAGCGGTGGCTGTCTCTTGTGCTTCCGTTGCACCTCTCATAATATCACTTATGCCGGTAATATCATAAATGTTTTGTTTTAACTTCTCTTTCTCGATTTGTAAATGCTCAAGTAATAAAATAGCTTTATCAACAGGTGTCGTGGCAATTAAACCCTCAGCCGCACCGACCATATTGTCTGTTGGAATACTTAAAACATCACCATTTTGAGCCGCTGTAATACGTTGTGCAATACCTTTGTCTTGACTTCCGATTAAAGTTACATATTTGACTTCATCTTCAATCTGTGCCGCTTTTTTACATACAACTTCCAATAATTCAGCTTGTTTTTTGTAAATCATATACTCAGGAATCGGTTTCGTTCCATCTGTAACAAAATCCAAAGTATCACACGGGAAAAATCCCTCTAATTTATAAGGGTCATCAACAACTTCCAAAAACTTCTGCTTAATGTTTGAAATCAATAAGAAAGCTCTCTTTTTAGAGTTCTTATCCCAAATCTCCCAAACTTCACCACGTTTTAATTGTGTTTCATCTTCTTGCTTGAATTGTAATTCAGCATCGCTTGGATTATAGCCAAATCTGCGTTTTATATCCTCTCTTGACAGTAAATGCCTACGAGCTACCCACCAAATATCCTCTTCTTTCTCAGCAGATGAATAAAGAAATTCCCAAGGATTCAGGCTTTCAATTCTTATCTTTCTGTCAGAGATATACTCAACACCCTCTTCATCAACTGAAATTGTAGGTTCATAATCAATCCAGCCAATACCACGACCATCAATTACAGCCTTTTTCACAGCATCCGATAAATGCTCATCTAAATTAGATGTATCAGAAACAAATTCAACTGCTCCGTTTAACACCTTAGCCACATCAGCATAGGTATTTGAGCGGAGCTTGTTCTTTTCCAGTTTCTTCAAAAATCTTCTTTGAATATCAGGTTTTGGATTTGCAATGCATAAATTAGCGTTTAATATCTCAACATTTGAATAAAAGATATTATAATTCATATCAATATTATGATATGCTTTTTCACAATCCTCAGCTTCTTTGAAGTAATTCTTAAGATTGCTCTTTGCTGTTTCAATTTGTTGTTTCCAGTATGCAAAATCCATTTTGTAAACCCTCTGTTGACTTTACTTAATCTTAGAGTAAATTTTAATCAATGTCAAATTCAACAGGTGTCAACTCAAAGAATACCAAATCAGACTTCATTAAATCGCCTACTCTTTTCAATTCCTCTTTGGCATCGTAAATGCCTTTTTTAAGAGTGGCAATCTTTACATCGTTTTCTAACTGGTCTTTTTCGGTTGTGCAATCAGTTCTTTGTAATTCATCAAGTTTCTTTTCAGCATCTGCAATTTGTGCTTTGATTTTAGATTCAACTTCTGCTTTATCTCCGCCAAATTCTTTTTTTACCTTTTCTTCAAGCTCTTCTTTAGTTCCAGCGTGAACAAAACTCAAAGTGCCATTCATTGATTGAAAGTAATATTTTACCATTTCTTTTTCTCCGTGCTACGTTTTAATACCTCAGCCATTGTCCATTCTTGCGAGGGGTCAATAACTTTTGGCTTTTCATTGTTATCTAACTTAATGCTCCAATAATACTCGGCAGGATAACTAATTGCATCAAATATATGTCCGATGTATTTAAGGTTATTATCCGCCTGAATCCTTGCTGGTGTAGGCAGGTCAATTATGCTTGTACCCTCTTTATACAGCAAGTTCCTTAAATTGTAAAGTGTCCACTTACAATTATCAGAAACAAAGTAATGACGTTCTCCATTGTCATCATAAACAAGTTTGTTAAATGCCTTCACTCTTTGGTTAATAGGTGGATTAAACGGTCTTGTGTTTTGTAATATCTTTTCATAACCGTACTTCATTAAAGCGTTTTTGCAAATAACATAATCCGATTGATTTGATTGTGTCTTTCTATAATTTCCTGAAGCATCACCGCAAAGAATAATATTCCCTTTATGGTCAGGATAACGGTTTATAAATTCGTTAATAGCATCTTGTGTTGTACAGTTATCAATAACTATTTCATCGAATTGGTATAAATTCTTGTCATCTTTATGACATACGCACCACATCATCGGGTCAACGTTAAAGTCCATAGTTAAGATTAAATCTTCATCAGGCAAATAATTGATATTACAAATATTCTCGTTGCTGAAATACTTAACAACCGCTCTATTAGAAAAATCATCAGGCACACCAAGCCAAATTCTCTTATAATCATCAGGCTTGTTTATTTTCATTGCCTCTGCTTCTTCTATAATTTCATTCGGGCAATATGGATTATCTAAATAGTTTATGTGGCAAATATAACTTCTTGGTTGTTCATTTTCAATAAATCTTAAATGAACAGGGTCATTTACTGTTTCAGGGTTGTAGCTTATAATAATTATGCTCCCCTCGCCAAGTGAGTTTTTACCACGAATAGACGGTGTTAATTTTTCAAAAGACTTATCACTAACGGTTTGAGCTTCCTCGCAATTATGAACTAATAATCCATTGGCAAAGTAATTGTTGTTTCCTTGCACTTCAATATTGTAGACATAATTTCCGCCATCACTGAGTCCAAATCGTTTAAGACTTGATGATTCCAGTATCTCAACACTTTCCACCCTTTGCTCTCTAAGAATTTTGTTTTCTTTTCGTCTTCCATTCGTGCTTTCTCCCCGTGATGACAATTCCCGTCTAATTCTATTGCAATACCATAATAAATGTTTGCTATATCCACTTTGTAATTTGTCGGTAGGTCGCTCTCGTCCCTGCAATGTCCAGTTGGTATCGGTAATTCTAGCCACCAACCTCTCCCAAGCTCTTTTGCAAGTATTTTCTGAGCTTGTGTATAACCTCTTCCATTTCCCCCTAATATCGTTGGTCTGTGTCCCATTAAACGAAGTTTCTTTGTCATCTTTTCCCTTGATTCTGAATTTGACATAGGGTTTTGTTTTTTCATTCTCTCTGAATTTCTCTTCCTTACGCAATCCGGACAATAATACCCGCCAAATTTCACATATTTTGTTCTTTGACAAGGTTTTTCCAAAGGCAATTCTTTTCCACATCCGCCAAGGCACTGACAAGTTTTCGGTAAATCTAACTTTCTCATATACAATATCTCCTATTCTTAAATCTTTTGCTTTTATATACCCTTTCCCTTTTACATAAAAAGGATGTTCTTCGGTTGCTATTGTATACTGCGACCCATCGTGTGTCAATACTTTTATTAAGTTTTTCGGCATTTTTCTTTTCATTACCCGTAAAACTTTTTTCTTTTCTATTTTGTTTGTTTTGTGGTTATAGGAATCTACAAATTGACCTACTTTTATATTTTCAATATTTTTGTCTCCTACCTTTGTTCCCGCTGGAAAACACCAGCAACAACTTATATTTTCTATTGATTTAAGACTATCAGCTGTTCCTGTTATGTCTGAAAGTCCGGCAAAAATAAACTCTGAGCCTGTTATTTTATTCTTTATGGAAGTTTTTGTTATTTCATAGTCAGCATATCCGTGGTGATTTATTCTATCCACTAATAACTGATAAGATGATGTTTCAATAGACTTTTGAATTTCACGAGTGCATAAGATACGCTCTTTGCATCTGCGACCTAATAATAAAAGCGTGTCAGCTATTCCCCAAGATTTACCACTTGAGCGACCACCTAAAAAAATATAAAACCTGTTTTCTCTTTCAAGAATAGGCTTAAATTGATGTAATATCTCTACTTCCATACGACTAATGCTTGCTCTATACCTTTTACTGTTGTTTCTTGCTTATCAACAAATAATCCAAAAGCTTTACCCTTTAACTCAATAGCTTTTATCTGAGCTTGTCTGTTTTGTTCGGCATCTGCTTTCATTTTAACATCGTCTAGTTCTCTTACCATATCATCAATGGTATATTCGTACTTTTCTTGAAGTTTCTTTTCTTCTTGCTTCAAAGCTTCCTGTATGTATGGTTTTGTTAAGTTTTCCGAACTTATCGCTCTGGCGGATTCTTCGGAGTAACCTGCATTGATTGCGGCTTGTGTTCCATTACCACCGTTTTTCTTATATTCTCTTACAAATGCTTTTTGTTTAGGTGTTAATTTCATTTCTTGCCTCAAAGTTTAATTGGATATTTAGATTTTGTCTTTTTAGTGCCTTTGTTTCTAAATGCTCGGCAATGGTTCTCAGCATATAAGCTATTTCAAGAGTTGATTCTGTCTTTAATTCCTCGTTGTATTCTTCAACTGTCTGTCCGCTAACAGGGCGTGGTAATCTTTGCTTTGCGATTTTATGAGAACTCGCAATTATACTTGTCCAAAACCTTAACTCAGGTATATCGTCAAATAATTCGCCTTGCAATTATCACCTCTCGAAATTAAGTGTAATTATTTTTTTTATTTTTGCAAGTGTTATTTTAGTTTTATTCAAAAAGTTAATCACTAAACGACCACTTATTCATATTTCCAAGCATTTTGTTGAGCATCCTTTAATGAAATAAAAGGCGGCGATATTACCAATCCATCTTTTACAATAAAGAACAAGCCATTTTCTTCGCATATATACCGACCATCAAAAAAAGTATCTACTTTAATCACTTTTCTAACTCCTCAATCTCAAGTAATGCTCGTTGTGCAACATTATAACTTGTTCCTTTATAATTTTCCAACGCTTCAACAGCAATCTTTAATTGTCGTTTTAGTGTTTGGATTTGCCCCTTTAATTCAAATATTTTTTCTTTTTGATTATATATTTTTATTGCTTCATAGTTTTTTTGTGTCATCTTTGGTGTCATTTATCCAACTCCTAAAAGTTTAATGTTTGGTTTTTCAAGACTAAATCTAAAATTAGCACCGTAATATTTAGCGGCATCTTTCATATCGTCAGGAAATTCATTAACAATTTCTGATTTGTTTTGAATCCAGCCAAGCAAGCGAGCAACTTCAACATTCATCGCTTTGCAAAATTCAATATCCAATTTAAGGTGTGTATTGCCGTTCTTATATAGCTTAAACTCAATTAAAGGCTTTCCATTCTTACCCATTACATAATATTTTTCGCCGAACTCTGTTGGAATGTCTTTTGACTGAGCTTCAAAGCCTAAATTAAAAGCAATGGCGGATAAATCATCTACAATGGTTTGTGCTTTTCTTTTATCAACCTTTTCGCCATTCCAGCTGTAACTTTCCTTAAAGTATAAACAATCAACAACCATTCTATAAGTTAGGCAGTAATGAGAAACAGAACTTTTATTGTCAAATC